GTGGGTAACTGTTCCAGGATCAAATGGCATATGGGAATACGAAAATACTGCTGTAGTAACGAACACATATCCTGATTCAGCTGATGGTGCTAATGTTACTATTTCAAATGGTATAAGAAGTTGGGTAAGACCTGGAACTAGTGAAACATTAGAATGTTATATAAGATGTAGAACAACAGCAGATAATGTTGAACGTGGAGAACTTTACAAAGGTTTTTATGATAATGTGTTTTCTTCAGGTGGTAGTATAGGCACAATTGCAGATTCAGTATCAGACGCAGATACAACTCTACAAAGTTGGTTTGACGGTGCAGATGGATCACAATTTGTACCAAGTGGACCATCAGACGGAGATACATTTACACAATGGACTGATAAATCAAATTTTGCCCACAACGCTAATTCAACTGGAGGGGCAATAACAAGACCTACATTTAAAACAAATATTTTAAATAGTAAATCAGTTATAAGATTTGACGGAACAACAGATTGTTTAAGTATTAATCCTGTTGCTTGGGCACAAAGTTTAAGTGGTATGACCGTAATTGCTGTATCTAAATTTTCTAATACATCTGGTACACAAACATTGACTACAAGTGACCAAGATGATATGGGAATTTTTATTGACACAAATTATAAAGTAACAATGGCGGGTGCAAGTGCTGATAGTAGCACAGCAGCTGATACAAGTTTTCATATTCATACTTTAAAATTTGATGGTACACAATCTGGAAATGCTGCTAGACTAGTTTATAGATTAGATGGTTCAGCTAAAACTTTAACATTTACAGGTACAGTCGGTGCTACAACTAGTGCAAGTAACGGTACAATCTTTTTAGGTTGTGATGATAGTGCCGAATTTTTAAATGGTGACGTGGCAGAATTTTTAATGTTCAACAAAGCATTATCAGGTGCAGAAATGACAGGTGTTGAATCATACTTAACAACCAAATGGGGATTATAAAAAATGGCAGATATAGTAACAACACAAACAATTGCTGATACTTCAGGTGTTAAGTATGTTGCAAAACTAACTAACATATCTGACGGTACAGGTGAGTCTTTAGTTACTAAAGTTGACGCTTCAGCATTAACTTTTATGACCGAAGACGGTAACAGAAAAATTGCAAAAATCTGGTGGTCAGTAAATACAACAAATAATAAATCAGCAGTAGAATTAGTATGGGCAGGTGCTACAAACGCAACAGCATTAGTATTATCTGGACAAGGTTATTGGGATTTAAGAACTGCTGGCAATGAAATATTAAACAATGCTACTACACCTACAGGTGATGTATTGTTGTCAACACGAGATTTTGTAGTAGGAGATAGTTATACAATTATTGTTGAGTTTAGATAAAAAATTGTATAAATAGTAGTACAAGAGAGAGAAATATGAAATTAATATCGGAAGAAATTTCACAAGCAGAATACCTAGTTGAAGAAACTAACGGTAAGAAAGACTATAAAATTAGAGGTGTCTTTTTACAATCTGAATTAAAAAATAGAAATGGACGTGTCTATCCTAAAGACATACTTGACAAAGAAGTAAAAAGATATAACGCAGAATTTATCAATAAGAAACGTGCATTTGGTGAGTTAGGACATCCTGACGGACCAACTGTTAATTTGGAAAGAGTTTCACATATGATTACGAAACTATATCCAGATGGTCAAAATTTTATTGGTGAAGCAAAAATAATGAACACTCCTTACGGTAAGATTGTAAAAGGTCTTATTGATGAAGGTGCTCAATTGGGAGTATCATCACGTGGTATGGGTTCATTAGAACAAAGAGGTGGCGCAAACTACGTAAAAGATGACTTTTATTTAGCAACTGCCGCTGATATTGTTGCAGATCCGTCTGCTCCAGACGCTTTCGTAGAAGGCATTATGGAAAATAAAGAGTGGATATGGGACAATGGCGTACTCGTTGAAAAGAACATTGACGCTTGGAAACGAGAAATAGAAAGTGCGAAAAGAAATGCTTTAGCAGAAGCTAAAGTTAAAGTTTTTCAAAACTTTCTTAAAAATCTCTAGTTTTATAAATATATCTAATTAAGACAATTTAAAACTAGTTTTAAAATTAAAGAGGAGATTTCAATGGCCGAAACAGAAAAGACTCTTGAGGCAACAGTAAAAGAAGTAACAGAAGCAACAGCTCCTGATGCTCCTAAAAAGAATGCTGTAGCGGCTGAGCCTTCGCATATTGCTAAAATGGCAGACCACGAAGATTTAGGCGCACCTGTAGTTAAACCTACAGACAGTAATCCTGATGCTACCAAGAAAACAAAACAGGTTTCTGGCGACCCACAACAGAAAAGTCAAGGTGCTGCTGACGCAATGCCAAAACTTAAAGGTGAGTCAAAAGATTCTGAAAAAGATTCGGAAGATAAAGAAATCAAAGAAGGCGAACTACCTGCTGGTCTAAAAAAATACCTTGACAAAAAAGATGACAAGGCTAAAGACGAAGAAGTGAAGAAAGAATCTTCACACGAGTCTGAAAAAAAAGACAAAGAGGAAGTTAAAGAAGCTGAACACGACTCTGAAGAAAAGAAAAAAGAGGAAGGTTATATGAAGGCTTCTTACAAGAAAGAAGAAATTGACGTAAAAGAACACGTTGATGCTCTTGTTGCTGGAGATGATTCATTATCTGAAGAATTTAAACAAAAGGCTGCTACTGTATTCGAAGCTGCGATTAAGTCTAAAGTAAAAGACATTGCGGAAGAGATTGAAGCAGACTACAACAAAAAATTCGAAGAAGAAACTTCTAAAGCTAAAGATGAGTTAGTAGAAAAAGTTGACTCTTATCTATCATACGTGGTAGAGGAGTGGATGAAAGAAAACGAACTCGCTTTAGAAAGAGGGATCAAAGGCGAAATCGCTGAGGACTTCATAAGTGGTTTGAAAAAACTATTTGAAGATCACTACATTGATGTTCCAGACGAAAAATATAATGTGTTAGAAGATCAAGCTTCAAAAATTGAGGAGTTAGAAAAGAAACTTAACGAATCAATTGAAAAGAATGTTGAACTATCTAAAGAGAACGGCAAACATATTAGACAATCTATCATTGATGAGGCGTCTAAAGAACTTGCTGAAACTCAAAAAGAGAAGTTTAATAAACTTGCTGAAGAAATTGACTATAAAAACGAAGAAGACTTTAGAGGCAAAGTATCTACTATTAAAGAAAGTTATTTTGGCAAAAAAGACTCTTCTGGTGAGATAGATGATGTGGCGGCAGACTCAAGTCCTTTAAACGAGGATTTAAGTAATGCAATGGCTGCTTATAGTGCCGCTATAAGTAAAACAAAAGACATTAAGTTGTCAAAATAGGGAGATAAAAACAAATGTATTTATCAGAACAATACGAAAAAAAATGGCAGCCTGTCCTAGAACACCCGGATCTACCTAAGGTTCAGGATTCTTACAGACGTGCCGTTACAGCTACTATCTTGGAAAACCAAGAAAGAGCAATGAAAGAGGACGCTGCTTTCTTAAACGAAGCTGCTCCTACTAACTCTACAGGTAGTGCAGTTGCTAACTGGGATCCAATTTTGATCTCATTAGTAAGAAGAGCAATGCCTAATCTTATCGCATACGATATCGCTGGTGTACAACCAATGACTGGTCCAACTGGACTTATCTTTGCAATGAGAAGTAGATACACTTCACAAACAGGAAACGAAGCTTTATTTGATGAAGCGGATACAGACTTCTCTAGTAGAAATGCTGCTGGTGATTCATCATCAGACGCAGGCTCAGTAGGTGCTACAGAGCAAAGAGGAACTAACCCAGCAGTATTGAACGATTCTGTTCCTACAGACTTCACAAGAGGTCAAGGTATGACTACAGCTACGGCTGAGGCATTAGGGGATGCTTCTGGTAACGCTTTTGCTGAAATGGCTTTCTCAATTGAGAAATCAACAGTAACAGCTAGATCAAGAGCTCTTAAAGCAGAATACACTATGGAACTTGCACAAGACTTAAAAGCAATCCACGGTTTAGACGCAGAAACAGAATTAGCAAATATTCTATCTGCTGAAATTCTTGCTGAAATCAATAGAGAAGTTGTTAGAACAATATACATCAATGCAGAAAAGGGTGCTGCTACTAACGTAACTACACCTGGTATTTTTGATTTAGACACAGACTCAAACGGAAGATGGTCAGTTGAGAGATTCAAAGGATTAATGTTCCAATTAGAGAGAGATGCTAATAGAATTGCACAAAGAACAAGAAGAGGAAAAGGTAATATGATTATCTGTTCTGCTGACGTTGCTAGTGCGCTTCAAATGGCTGGTGTTTTAGATTACACTCCTGCATTAAACAACAATCTAAACGTTGATGACACTGGTAATACTTTTGCTGGTACATTAAACGGAAGATACAAAGTGTACATTGATCCATATTCAGCGAACTCAGCTGCGAAACAATACTACGTAGTTGGTTACAAAGGTACTTCACCTTATGACGCTGGTATATTCTACTGCCCATACGTGCCACTACAAATGGTAAGAGCAGTTGGACAAGACACTTTCCAACCTAAAATCGGTTTCAAAACTAGATATGGTCTAGTTGCGAACCCATTTGCTGAAACTGGTGCCGCTTCAGGTGCTGTTGCAGCTGTTAACACTTCAGGTAATGCTAACTCAAACAGATATTACCAAAGAGTACAAGTTGCTAACATAATGTAAGGTTGGTTGTTTAACCAATATCTAAAAGGGCGACCCTCAAAAGTCGCCCTTTTTTTATGCCCTAAATACCATTATGAAAAAAATATTAATTCAATATCTCTACATATTTGTTATTACTTTAGCAATATTATTAATCTTTACTTGGGTTAATGCGTGTGAAGTAGAAGAAATTAAAGTAGATGAAAAAGTACCTTTATGTGAAGAATTACAAGAATCTACTGAAGAAAACCCTTGTAAAAAACCAGAGAATATAAATTCAGTTATTAAAGCAATAGAGAAACTAGGTGAGTCAGGAACACTTCCTAGATAACATATAAATAGTATTATGACTACTACAAATAGTTACAATAGACAACCTACTAAACTGGATTATGCAGATCCTACAAAGTTTAAATTTAATATACTTAAACTTCCTAAAGTAGAATACTTTTGTACAGCAGTAAATTTACCAGGTGTATCATTATCAGACAACTATACACAACCTACACCATTTAGAGATATACCTTTACCAGGTGAAAAATTATCTTATGATAGATTGTCTATGTCATTTTTAGTAGATGAAAACCTAGAGAACTATAGAGAGATACACGGTTGGTTAAGAGGATTAGGATTTCCTGGAGGATATTCAGAATTTAAAACTTTACTTGACGCAGGTGAAGATAGATTTCCTACGTCTAAAAATAGTGTATTGGGTGACGCAGGACGATCAAAGTTTGCTGCCCCTAATCAAGGTGGTATATTTTCAGACGCAACACTATCAATACTTACAAGTAAAAACAATGCCGTTGTAGATGTCAGATTTAGTGATGTATTTCCTATATCATTATCTGGTTTACAATACACACAACAAGCAGGTGATACAGATTACTTAACAGCAACTGTAACCTTTGATTATAAACTATACGATTTTGCGGATACAAACGCAGGAAGAACAAGTATTACTACATCATAAACTTGATTTTTTGACAGTTTTGTGATATAATGGAGTTATTATGGATTTAGAACAATTACAAGAACTAGCAGACAAAGACTTAAAAATTAATGATACTGAACTAGATTTAGAATCATTAAAAACACCTCAACTACACAACAAGTTTATGAAACACTTAACAAAGTTTAAGTTGTTATTAACTCGTGCTGAAGATGACTATAAAACAATAAGACTATTTAAATGGGAATATTATACTGGTAAATCAGACCCACAAATCTACCAAGAAAAACCTTTTAATCTAAAAATTTTAAAACAAGACGTTGACAAGTATATTGAAGCAGATGAAGAAGTACAAAAGGCAGCTCAAAAAGTAAGATACTTGGAAACAGTAGTTGATTTTTTAGATAGAACTATTAGACAAATTTCTAATAGAACTTTTACAATAAAGAACGCTATAGACTGGAGAAAGTTTACTAGTGGCGCTATCTAAAAATGACCACAACACGTTACCTCATCATAGATAAGAAAAACGAAGTCTATTTAAAAATAGAGGCAGACGCTGATATTAGACGAGAACTTGGAGAATACTTTACGTTTGAAGTACCTGGTTTTAAGTTTATGCCTCAATATCGTAGTAGAGTTTGGGACGGTAAAATTAGATTATTCAGTTATGCAACAGGTCAAATCTATGCAGGACTTTATCCTTACATTATAGATTGGTGTAAAAAGAATGATGTACAAGTTGTAGATGGCACTAAAATAAAAGATGTATCTGTAAAAGAAGATGAAATAGATAGATTTTTAAAAGCACTTAAAATTCCTAAAATAGAAATAAGAGATTATCAAAGAGAGGCATTTGTACACTCTATCAAAAAGAGTAGATGTTTATTATTATCTCCTACTGCCTCTGGTAAATCTTTAATTATATACTTAATGTTAATCTTTAATTTATTGAGATTAAAAGAAAGTAAACAAGATAAGATACTTATTATTGTACCAACAACATCTTTAGTAGAACAATTATTTAAAGACTTCAAAGATTACGGTTATAATAGTGATCGTAACGTACATAGAATATATCAAGGACACGATAAAGAAACAAACAAAAGAGTTATTATATCTACTTGGCAATCAATCTATAATTTACCTAAAAAATGGTTTGCACAATTTGGTATGGTGATTGGTGATGAAGCACATTTATTTAAAGCAGTTTCATTAAGTAAGATAATGAATAAACTTGAAAAATGTAAATATAGAGTTGGTCTTACAGGTACTTTAGATGGTACTAAAACACATAAACTTGTATTAGAGGGTTTATTTGGTACTGTAAATAAAGTTGTATCAACAAGTGAATTACAAGAAAAGAAACAACTTGCTGACTTAAAAATATTCTGTTTAATACTTCAACACGATAAAACTGCTAGACACTTTTTAAAAGATAAAACATACCAAGAAGAAATGGATTATCTCGTTTCTAATGAAAAACGGAATAAATATATACGCAATCTATGTTTATCTTTACCAGGTAATACATTATGTCTGTTTCAGTACGTTGAAAAACACGGAATGCTACTTAAACAATTAATCGAGGAGAAAGCTGATGATAAAAAAGTTTTCTTTGTTTATGGAGGTGTTGAAGCAGAAGAGCGTGAAAAGATTCGTTTCATTACAGAAAAGTCGGAGGGGGCTATTATTATTGCTAGTTACGGCACTTTTTCTACTGGTATCAACATTCGTAATTTACATAACATTGTTTTTGCTAGTCCTTCAAAGTCTAGGATTAGGAATTTACAATCTATTGGACGTGGTCTTCGGTTAAAAGATAATAATTCAAGTGCTACTTTGTATGATATATCAGATGATTTAACTTACAATGAAAAAGAGAATTACACATTAGCACACTTTAGAGAAAGAATAAATATCTATAATGAAGAAGATTTTAATTATGAAATTCATAACGTGGAGTTAAAGTAATATGCACCAACCACCACATAACATAAAAATCATTAAGTTGATTAATGGCGAAGATGTTGTAACTGCTGTACCTACAGGAGATAATCAATTGCCTGAATCACATAACTTAATGAGATTAACTAAACCACTATTAATTAAATATGTTCCTCAAATGACAATGACAGGATTTAAAGATTATGTGGCGTTAATTAAATGGTGTTCATATACACCAGATCAGATTATTACTATTCCAAAAGATAAAATTATAACAATAACTAATGCGTCTGTAGAAATGGCAAGTAGTTATATGAATATATCAAATAATATAGAAGAAAAACCCGTTCCTGTCAGAAATCAAAACTATAGTAGGCAGAGATTAACAGATAATGAAAATGAGAAAATGAATGAAATATTTGATGAAATTGGTGATGAAGATGATGAAGATAAAACTATCCATTAATAATAATATCTATAGCTCTATCCCTCAATTCCCCGCTACACGCTCCATTATACATAAAAAAGAAAAAATGTCAATGCTAATCTTTAAACATTGACTTTTTTAAAGAAAGGTGATATATTAATATTATGAATAAGACAAAGAAAAAATCAGAACATTATGTAAATAATAAAGAATTTTTAGAAGCAATGAAACTTTACAGAAAGTCTGTAAATAAAGCAAAGAAAGAAAAGAAACAGAAACCGCCAGTAACAGATTATATTGGTAGTTGTTTTTTAAAGATTGCGAATCATTTGTCATACAGACCTAATTTTATTAACTATACGTTTAGGGACGATATGATTAGTGATGGTATTGAAAACTGTTTACAATATCTGGATAACTTTAATCCAACAAAATCAAATAACCCTTTTGCTTACTTTACACAAATCATCTATTATGCTTTTGTAAGAAGAATACAGAAAGAGAAGAAACAAGTAACTATTAAAAATAGACTTATTACAGAATCTAATTATGATGATATGACTTTACAACCTGGTGAAGACAAAGAGTTTAAAAATCAATTTACAGAATTTCTTAAAAAGAATATGCCTATTGAAGAACAACAGAAAATAGCAGACAGCAATAAGAAAAAAAAGAAAAGGAAAAGAACAAGTAAAGTTAGTTTAGATTACTTTATGGGTTATGAAAATTGCGTTACTGAATGATACACACTTCGGATGTCGTAATGATTCACCTGCATTTATAGATTATCAAAATCGTTTTTATGATGAGTTATTTTTTCCATATCTCATAGAAAACAAAATTGATACTTTAATACATTTAGGTGACGTTGTTGATAGACGAAAATTTATTAATTTTAATACTGCTCATAACTTTCAAAAAAAGTTTTGGAAAAGATTATGGGATTTAAAAATAGACACACACGTTATACTAGGTAACCACGATACCTATTATAAAAATACAAACGAAGTTAACTCAATAGAACAACTTGTTACAACGTTTGACGGCAAAAACGAACCTTGGATATACACAGGTCCTAAAGAAGTAGAGATTGGTGGTTGTCGTATGTTATTTTTACCTTGGATATGTGATGATAATTATGAAGATTCAATATATGCAATAGACAATGCTACTGCTGATATTTGTTTTGGTCATTTAGAAATTAAAGGTTTTGAAATGCACAAAGGTGTAGTAAATGATCACGGTTTAGAAAGAGGTCAATTTAAAAGATTTGAAAAAGTTATATCAGGTCACTTTCATAAAAAATCAGATGATGGTCACATTTATTATTTAGGAACACAATATCAAATTATGTGGTCAGATTATAATTGTCCTAAAGGATTTCACATCTTTGATACTGAAACAAGAGAACTGGAAAGAATACCTAATCCTTTATCTATATTCAAAAAGATAATATATGATGATAGAGAAACAGATTATACTAATTTTGATTTAACACCTTATGAAAAATGTTTTGTTAAATTGTTTGTATCACATAAAACAAATGAAGAAATGTATAATAAATTTGTTGAAAAGTTTTACAATAAAACAAATATCCACGAACTACAAATAGTTGAAGATCCTGTTGATATTAAAACAACAGTAAGATCAGATATATTAGATCAAGGTGAAGATACTATGACATTTTTAAATAACTATATAGATCAAATAGATACCGATTTAGATAGAAAAAAATTAAAAGATGTTACAAAAGAATTATATGTTGAGGCAAACGAGTGATAGTATTTAAAAAGATACGATACAAAAACTTTCTATCTACAGGTAACACACCCATAGAAGTAGATTTAAGAAATTCACCTACTACATTAATCATAGGACAAAATGGTTCAGGTAAATCAACTTTACTTGACGCATTATGTTGGGCGTTGTTTAATAAACCATTTAGAATAATTAAAAAAGAACAAATGATAAACACAATCAATCAATCAGATTGTGAGGTAGAAATAGAGTTTGATGTAGGTACAAAACAATATAGAATAAAAAGAGGTGTTAAACCTAATCTATTTGAAATATATTGTAACGGTGAAATGATAAATCAGAATGCTTCAAATATAGACTATCAAAAATATTTAGAAACTAATATAATGAAATTAAATTATAGATCATTTATTCAAGTTGTTATATTAGGGTCTTCTTCTTATGAACCTTTTATGAAAATGAAGGCAAGATATAGACGTGATGTAGTTGAAGAAATATTAGATGTAAAAGTATTTACACAAATGGATTTAATATTAAGAGATCAACAAGGTCAATTGTCAAAAGAAATATTAGATGTACGCCATAAATGTGATTTAATTGAAACAAAATATGAAACAGAAATGAAACATTTTCAATCTTTATCAAACCTAAACACAAATGATATTGATGATAAAAAGATACAGTTAGAAAAACAAACAAAAGCAAAAGAAGAATACAATACAAAAATAGAAGAATTAAATAATCAAATAAATTCATTTAAACAAGAATTAGAAGGCAAAGAAGATGCTGATAATAAACTAAAAAAATTGTTAAAGATAGAAACAAAAATAGAACATAATTTAGATAGTCATAAGAAAAATTTAGATTTCTTTATACATAACGATACTTGTTATACGTGTACACAACCAATAGATAAAGATTTTAAACAAACTAAAATTAATAGTGAAGCAAATAAAGTAACTGAATTAGAAGATGGTATACAGAAATTAAATGGTGAAGTTACAAAGATGGAAGAGAAAGTTAATCACTTTGGTGCTATATCTAAAAAACTATCAGACTTATATGTTGATATAGCAAAAGTAAATACATCATTAGAAGAACTAAACAATTATAGTGATAGAATACACAAAGAAATATCAATATTAGAAAACAAACAAACTGATACCAAACAAATTGCTATAGACTTACAACAATTAAAAGAAGAACTTGATAAAACTAAAGTTGAAAGAGATAGAGTAACCAATGAAAAAAAATATGTAGATGTATTAAGAGAAGTATTAAGTGATAAAGGTGCTAGAGGACATATTATTAAAAAGTATATACCTATTATCAATGGTCTAATTAATCAGTATTTACAGGCAATGGACTTCTTTGTATCATTTCATTTAGATGAAGAATTTAATGAAACAGTAAAAAGTCGTCATAGAGATACCTTTAACTACAATAGTTTTAGTGAAGGTGAAAAGTTGAGAATAGACCTTGCATTGTTATTTACTTGGAGAACTATTGCTAAAATGAAAAATAGTGTTAATACAAATCTATTAATATTAGATGAAATATTTGATAGTAGTTTAGACGCACAAGGCACAGATGATTTTTTTAAAATTATTAGTAAATTAAATAATGAAAATGTTTTTATTATATCACATAAAGGCGATATTCTTTTTGATAAATTTACCAACATATTAAAATTTGAAAAATACAAGAACTTTACAAGACTACAGCAAACATAGGAGATACAATGAAAGAACTAAAATTAATACCACCAACTGATCCAAGAGTGTTAACAGCAATTGCACCTTTTAATGATGATATGTTAAAAGAAGAAGGATTTAAAGATAGAAAAGAACTATCAGAAAAAATGTTTGACGCAATGAAAAAATATGGTGGTATAGGTTTGTCTTCTAATCAAGTAGGTTTACCTTTTAATATGTTTGTATTAGGCGATCACCCACAATTAGAAAACGGTTTAAAAATGACTTGTTTTAATCCTATGATTGTAAATAGTAGTGAAGAAACAGTTGTAATGAAAGAAGGATGTTTAACTTTTCCTTTTGTATTTTTATCTATTACAAGACCTCGTAAAGTTACAGTTAAATATGAAGATGAAAACGGTGATTTAAAAGAAGGTCATTTAGACGGTATGATTAGTAGAGTCTTTCAACACGAATATGATCATATGTTAGGTAGAGTATTTACAGAATATGCTAGTAAAATGAAACTAGATATGGCATACAAAAAAG